ACCAAGAGATTACAAAGCAGAGTATGCCAAGTACCAAGGCACTACTGAACAAAAGAAAAACCGCGCTAAACGGAATGCCGCCCGTACCAAACTGACGGCCGAGGGTAAGGTATCCAAGGGGGATGGGAAGCATGTCAACCACAAGACTCCCCTATCACAAGGTGGGGGTAATGACCGCAGCAACCTGTCGGTTAAGACTGAAGCGGAAAACTCTTCCTATGCACGCACCAGTAGCGGAGCAATGAAGAAAGGTAAGAAGAAAGGTAAGAAAACTGTATGAGAATAGTTAAGGATAGGGCTATGGTCTTAACTACGACCCAACCGCATCTAATTACGGAGCGGTTGAAGAAGCATAAAATTATCTCTGAGGTAGACGGGGTTTACACCGTGGCCCTACCTTGGAATATGCTAGAGGCACAGGTACTTACTACTTTAAAACATGATGCCCCTTCCCCCATAACACGGGACTATACGTGGACAGGTCGGTTTACCCCCTTCGCCCACCAGAAAGAAACGTCTGCTTTCCTTACGCTACATAAAAAAGCCTTTTGCTTTAACGAGCAGGGCACAGGTAAGACAGCCTCAGTTATATGGGCAGCGGATTACCTAATGAAAATAGGCCAGATAAAAAGAGTGTTAGTTATTTGCCCGTTATCCATTATGAAATCAGCTTGGCAGGAAGACCTTTTTAAGTTCGCTATGCACCGCAGTTGTTCAGTGGCGCATGGAGCCGCACCCCAACGCAGGAAGATAATTGCTGCGGGTTCTGAGTTCGTTATCATAAACTTTGACGGAGTTGCGGTTGTTAAAGAGGAGATACTTAACGGGGGTTTTGACATGATTGTTGTGGATGAGGCTAGTGCTTACAAGAACGCTCAGACCGACCGGTGGAAAATACTCAGGGATTTGTGCATAGGTATCCCTTGGCTTTGGATGCTTACTGGTACGCCAGCGGCACAGTCCCCTGTTGATGCGTTTGGTCTAGCTAGGTTAGTTAGCCCTGATAACGTTCCGAGATACTTTGGGCAGTTTAGGGATAAGGTTCTCTATAGAGTTACGCAGTTTAAGTGGGCCCCGAAACCTGAAGCCGACAAAGTAGTACACAACGCGCTACAACCCGCTATTCGTTTTGAGAAAGATCAGTGCTTAGACTTACCTCCGGTTACTTCAGTAGAAAGATATGCAGCACTAACGCCCCAACAGTTTAAGTACTACACGTTACTCAAAAAGCAGATGACAATGGAGGCGGGGGGAGAGCAGGTTACTTCAGTAAACGCAGCGACTAATATAAATAAACTACTCCAGATATCAGGAGGTGCGGTCTACACGGACACTAAAGAGGTTATAGAATTCGACGTTAGCAATAGGCTGCAAGTCGTGTTGGAAGTGATAAAAGAATCCTCACATAAGGTGCTAGTATTTGTGCCCTTTACGCATACGATAAACTTGTTGCAAGACTTCCTGACCAAGAAGAAAGTGACCTGCGATGTTATATCGGGCAAGGTAACGGTGAACCGGCGGCACCAGATAATTAAAGACTTCCAAGACAAAGATACTACGCAGGTGCTTATTATCCAGCCACAAGCAGCCTCGCATGGACTTACTCTAACGGCGGCCAACACCATTATCTGGTACGCTCCAGTTACTAGCGTAGAGACTTACCTGCAAGCTAACGCTCGGATAGATAGACCCGGCCAGCATAACCCTATGACTATTGTGCATATCACAGGGAGTGAAGTTGAAGGCCGACTGTATAATATGCTTCGCGCTAACATCAGTAACCACAGCAAAATAATTGATTTATACAGACAGGAGTTAGACGCTTGACAATGTAAAATTAGGTGTTAAACTCTTCCCCCCACTAAGGAGTAAAATATGAAAACAGCCGCCCAGCTTACCGCTATATTCATTAAGATGCGTGAGGCTATTAAAGTTAAAGAAGACGAGATTAAGGACATAAAATCGCAGCAAGAAGTAATTACCGAAAACCTCTTAGCCCTATGTGATGAGCAAGGGTTAGACAGTGTTAAGTCAAACACAGGTACGGTGACAAGAAGAGTACAGGCAAACTATTGGACTAGTGATTGGGAGCAGATGCACCACTTTATCAAAGAGCATGATGCCCTACACCTACTAGAGAAGAGAATTTCTAATAACAGCATGAAAGAGTTTTTAGAAGAGCACCCTGACCTGTCCCCCGCGGGACTTCAGATCAACAGAAAGTTTGTTATCTCAGTACGCAAGCCCACGAAGGCATGATGAAGTTACAGTCTCAGGATGGGTTCTTTATCCGCCCTGACACTAAAGAAACTCTGCCCTCTATAGAAGTAGTAATAACAGATAGAGGGGCATTAGCTAGGAATTACTACAAGAGCCAGCAGCAAGTGTGTTGGTCATCAGATGGAAAGTTTCCTAGTTCAGCAGTCGCAGAGCCACAAGCAGCCCGTTGTTTAGACTGCTCGCAAAGCGTTAGAAGGGGTGGGTACAGTAGTGGCGCACCCTGCAAGTTTTTTAACGTAGTTACATTAGCAATACCGGAAGCCAATATAATCTGTAGCTTAAGACTAAGTGGACAGAGCTTATTTTCTAAGAAGGTTAACCAGTACAGCTTACGCAGCTACGTGGAACACTTGGCCCAGCACAAAGAAGAAGTAGAACATGTCTTAACAGAGATTTACTTTGGAGAGACTAATGGATACAACAGTGTTTATTTTAAACCAGTTCGACCTTTAGCCGAGGAAGAACTAGCAAAAGTGGAAAGGCTAATTAAAGCTGCATCCCCTTCAACCAATCCTTTTGAACAGGATACCGAGGAACTATTTATGGCTAACCAAACTCACATAATCAAGAACGTAGAAGCCCGATACCCACGACTAGACCGGCCTTACCGGTTTGATAACACCGCGGGAAAGAACGGCAAAAGCGTTCCATGTGATGCACTAGAAGACGGCGCGAAGTATGAGCTGGACTTCTTGATGACACAGACCCAAGCCAAAGAGCTCTATAGCATTATGCAAGAGGTTTACACGAACGCCGCTAAGCGTGATAAGTCTTGGCCTACTACGTTAGAGATGCCATTTAAGAAACAAGAGGATGGCACTTTTTTGGCCAAGGCAGTTTTGAAAGCAGCATACAGTGGGACGGCGACCGACTCCCCTGCTCAGTTCGATGCCCAGAACGAGCGCCTTGGGGAGGACTTCATGCTTACTACAGGCAGCACAGTAAATGCAGCCCTAGAGATGATTCCTTATAAGATGGCGGCTACAGGGGTATCGCTACGCTTACGCGGTGTGCAAGTTACGAAATACCTACCGTACAAACCTGCTTCACCGTTTGACCAAGAGGAAGGTGGCTTCACTGCTGACACGGCAAAGAGTTTTTTTGCCAAACCTGACGAGGTTGACGAGGTTGACGAGCCAGATGAAATCCCAGTAGCTAAGAAAGAAGCTGTCTCAGATGCCGAGCTAGATGCAGACCCATTTGCAGATTCCCCAGCACCTACGAAAGCCGCGGCAAAAGCGCCAGTCAAGCGTACAAAGAAAGCCGCAGAACCCACTCCGGCCGACGATGCGGAGATTGCATCAATCATTGATATCTGGGGTAGTGAGGGAGACTAATGAGCTACGGGTATACAACACGACTCGTTAGGCTCAATAAGGAAGCCGATAAAACCAATCTCGGGGTGAAGCTAGGCCGTCTGTGCATTCGTAAAGAAGTGCCGGTGGTTCAAGTTTCCCTTGAGCTGGGGGTAAGCCGGATGGCGGTGTACAATTGGTTTTCTGGGTCTAGCGAACCTTCCGATAGAATGACCGGTGCCATAACTAAACTGATAGCGGAGTACCGCCAACGATGAACGCTTTTAGCCTCATAGATTATGTAGTGCCCTCGGGTGGCTTCTACTGTGTGGTTGGTATGGACGAGGGTGGCCCACTAGATACTAGGCTTACCCAAGATAGGGCAGAGGTAGATAGAATAGTTGAACAGTTTGTACAGCAAAACAAACATGTCTACTTCGCCCTCTCTAAGTTTAAGACAGATCAGAACAGAACTGCTGATAACGCTGAAGCACTCCAAGCCGTCTGGGTAGATATAGACTGTGGGGAAGCCAAGGCAAATGAGATAGAAGAGTCTACAGGGTTACCCAAAGGGTATGTAGATAAAGCTACAGCTAGTATGGCCTTAAAAAAGTTTTGCGATACTGTAGGTTTACCTGTCCCTGCAATAATAGACTCTGGTAATGGGCTACATGCCTATTGGGCGTTAACCGAAGAAGTCCCTAGGGACAGGTGGTCGCCCATAGCTGACCGATTGAAGCAGGTTTGCGTTACCCAGAAGTTCTGTGCTGACCCCCGCGTTTTTGATGTTTCGCGTATATTGAGAGTGCCGGGAAGTTTTAACCAGAAGTCTCAACCCGCAAGAGAAGTAAAAGTATTACGCCCAAGCACTACCCGAGTAACACCAGATGCCCTACGAGAAATATTGGGGGTCGCCTCAGACGCAGTGGATGCTGTTAAGCCTAAGCGCGAACTGTCTGTACTCCAGAAGTTACTCGACCAGAACACGGACAATAGTTTTAAACGGATACTAGTTAAGAAGGATTCATGTCTACAGCTACGTGATTGTTTGCTTAACAGAGCTACGTTGTCCGAGCCCCGTTGGTTCAATGCCCTATCTATAGCAAAGTTTTGTGAGGATGGGGATGTAGCAATACATAGACTTTCAGAGGGCCACCCAGACTATAACCACAATGCAGTGGAGCGGAAAATTGTAGGCATTAAGGGACCGCATTCTTGCCTAGAGTTCGAGAAAAATAACCAAGGGGGTTGCGAAGGTTGCCCCCACAAGGGAAAGATTACTAGTCCTATAAGTTTAGGTAAGGTTCTTGCGCCCGCCAAGGCCGTTAAGGCTAACAAGTACCCTAGTGGGTACACCCTAGGAGAGAAAGGTGGTGTTTACTACACAGGAGGGGAAGATGTTGAGCTTGTGTATCGCTACGACTTTTACCTAGACCAAGTTATGGTTGATCCAGAAGACGGTGATGTTGGTGTATTCAAGGTGCATACTGCACACAATGGGGTACGAGAGTTCACAATTAAGTTTGACTGCCTAGGGCAAAAAGAGCTCCAGCAGAGGTTAGCTAAGTACGGCATCATAGGGCACAGAGCACAGCACAAACTGCTTACTGACTATGTAATAAATGCACTTTTAGAATCACAGGACATGAACAGGGCAAAACTTATGAGAGTACAACTAGGATGGGCCGACAATGACAGCAAGTTTATTGTCGGAGAACGCGAGATAACTGTGGACGGTTGCTACCATTCACCGGCTTCAAGCATAACTGAGTCATACGCTCCGCACTTCGCACCGAAAGGTTCATACGCTAAGTGGCAGGAGGTGTTTAACATCTACAACAGGCCGGGACTAGAGGTGCAAGCCTTCGCGGCATTGAGTGGTTTCGGGGCCCCCTTACTCAAACTAACAGGGCAGAAGGGTGCGTTGATTAACCTAGTGCATAAACATGCAGGTACTGGAAAGACTACAGTGCTGCGTATGGCAAACAGTATATGTGGTGACCCTGAGAATCTACTAGGCACCCCAGACGACACAATGGTTGGTAGGATAAACAAGCTGGGCGTTTTTAACAGCATAGTAAACACTATGGACGAGCTCACTAACATGGAAGACAAGGAGGTGGGTAGGTTTGCCTACGCTTGTTCACAGGGTAAGGGTAAGGAGAGAGGGCAGGCGGCTATTAATGCCAACCGTAAAAACCTGACCACTTGGAGAACCATAACGCTAACTACTTCTAACTCTTCGTTCTACCAGAAGCTACAGCACCTAAAGGGGATTCCAGACGGGGAGCTAATGCGTATCATCGAGTTCGTTATCGAGTACCAAGACGTTAGCATTGTCAGCACAGCAGAAGGCAAGGAGATGTTTGACCACCAGTTAAATGCGAACTACGGACACGCTATTGTGCCATTCATGCAGCATGTTATAGCCAACATAGACGCTGTTAGAGAGCGCATTAAATCCGTACAAAGCAAGATAGACTCCGAGCTCAACCTTACTCAGCGGGAAAGAAACTGGTCTGCCATTATTGCGGCGAACATTACTGCGGGTATGATTGCTACTGAGCTGGGGATTATTAACTTTGATATGCGGCGTATATATAAGAATACTGCGCCTATACTTAGCAGTATGCGTGATGACACCGTGGCTCCGATTGATTCAAACGCAGGCAACATTGGGGAGTTTATAAACCGCAACTTGATACACACCTTGGTAGTAGAAAGTGGCAACGATAGGCGTTCGGGTAGAGTTAAAGCACCTCAGCTAGAACCCCGAGGAAGTTTATATATTCGGATTGAGCCTGATACAAACAGGATGTACGTGTCGGTAAGCAGACTGCGTGATGACTTTGATAAAAACGGGATTGATTATAAGTCCTTTGTTAAGGAGCTAACCGCAGCGGGTATGATATTGGAGACTAAAAACTTTCACCTAGGTAAGGGTTTTGTGGGGGCTAGTACAGCCACTAGGTCCATAGTATTTGACACAGCCCACCCAGAGTTTGGTGGTCGGTTGGATGCAAAGGTTTTTGTCCCTTTAGCGGAAGAGCTGCATGAAAGTGGAGAATCTGACCTACCAGATTAACTGGAAAGCGTTTAAGGCAGGGGCCTCTTTCTTTATCCCTTGCCTTAAGCCCCCGCAAGCCCGAGCAATTATCCTAACTGAAACTAGTAGACACAAATATAAAGTGGTTACTAAAATAGTTATAGAAGATGGGGTGCGGGGCATCCGTGTATGGAGAGTCTAGTCGCCATCAAAGAATCTCTCGTTTAATTCAGGGGTAAGAGCATCGTTAAACTTAAGCCCCTTAATTAATTTCTGTTCGTAAGACTGCCTAGATTTAAACGAGCTCGACAAAGTGTTTGACTTAACCAGCGCCGGATATCTTTGGGCAAACTTCATCAACTCCATAGCCGCTTCATTGGCCAGTTCTAAGTCCCCAGTAGTTGCCCCTATGTAGTACCTCTTTAATATTTTTTGCTTGCGAGCTAACACTTTAGATTCATAGTTAGCCGCGTCACCTCTCTTCTCGTAGGTATTAGACAAATCAGCCGGTGAAAAACCAAAGGCTTGCATGAATAGGTTGTAGCCGTTTATGTCTGTATCTATTGGTGCGCCGTCCATAGTACGGGCCCCCTCGAAGTAGTACCTCCCTGCCTTAAGTACATTACGCGCTGCACTGGGTAGTATAGTTTCCATAAAGCGGGAGTACTCCCCGGCTTCTAACAGCTTACCCGCCCCCCGTTCAACCCCAAGGGCATAACTGCCTACTGGGCCCATAGCCTGCATAATAGCGGTCAGCACATAGCCGTTTTGCTCAATACTGTACGGGTCTTCTCTAAATAATAATCCGTTTGCGATACCAGTACGGTTAGAAATTTCTAAGTTGGTAGCTGCGTTGACTGGACCCTTAAAGGCGAAGTCCCCCACAAACTCACGAGTCCATGTCCTAGCGTTAAAAGGCTCCTCTTCATCGTCCGGTATAAGAGCTGCAATTATGTTAGCGAAGGTAGCCGCAGCACCAAAGAAAGGTAAGCCGTTAACTCCTGCTACTGTAGCACTCATAGCGTAGATGCCTATTATCTCAGACCTTGCCTTACGTTTAGTTTCAGGGTCTGCACCTTTGACCGCACCGTTAGCCGCAAAAGCAGTTTGGACGGCGCTGTTCCATATCCAAGATTTAAAGGTAAACATAACTCGACCAATAGAGCCCTGTGCCAGCCGTGGTCCCTCAGCAGCCATACCCGTGGTATGAACATCCATAACAACTTGTCTAGCGTAAACCGAGGCTTCTTTTTTTGTCTTGCCCGAAGCTAGTGCTAGTTCATAGGCTGTTATAGCAACAGTAGCCCTGCTGTATTTTTCTGCTGCGGTAAACGGGTAAGACAGTATGTCCAAAAACTTGGACCCCACAGAATCAAACTCGTCAACTGAAGCGTTAGCACCGTCTTGTAGTTCCTTCTGTAGCGTATGCTCCCTTTGCCCAAACTCATCTAGAGTCTCTACTAGGGTTTTGTATCTCTCATCAAACTGCCAACCTTTATCCCCACGCCTACTTGCTACTTTCATGGCCTTTAGCATTTGGGTATTAGCACTTCCAAAGGTAAAATCTGCCGCAAGTTTTGGTAAGCCCAGCATTATTATGGCGCTTAGGTTAACCACCGCCGCAGACACACTACCCAGTAAGTACAAGTTATACGCCGCAGTTGTTAAGAACCCAGTCATAGCTGGATAGCTAGGGCTTCGTATAAACCCACTACGTTTCCCTATCTCGTTAGCAACGGCTTGGATATCCCCATTATCTAAGTTTGTTCTTTTGGCACCCAACTCGGCAATGCCCGCAAGTGCCTCTTCAACCGCTGGAGCATGTGCTAGGTTAGCTAGTTTGCTGTTAAACCGGAGTGCAGTTTCCGAGTAGCCTTGCAGTAGGTCGTAGCTCTCTCCACCAAGTTCATCCGCTTTGCGTGTACGTTGCATGAAAGAAGAATCAGGGTACATAGACAGCATGACTTGGTAAATTTGATCCCTTTGATTTTGGGTTTCCACTTGATTCATTAACTTAGCTATGAAACTTCCAGAGGGCATTCCCTTAGGGTCAAAAGTAACTTCCTCCATCCTGTCTGTAAAAGTCTCGGAATCCTTTTTTATAACGGCTTGGTTATCCCTTATAAAATCCTTTCTCTTCGCGTTGGAAACAAACCCAACTTGCATTATTTGGTTGGTATTAATGTCTTCGTACCTTATGAAGTATTCCCCGGGATGGCGGAAAGGCACATACCCAATAATGGGATTGTCCCTAGTAAACTGGGCCATCAATATATCTTTTTGTGTGCCCGCTTTTACTCCCTCAAAGGTAAACTTAAGTAGCTTGTTGTAGGAGTCTTTGTACTCCATAACTATTTCTTTATACATACCCTGCAAGTCGCCGTTCTTATCTAGGTTCCTTAACCGGTTAGAAAGTGCGGTAAACTGAGCCTGCTTCGCAGGGGATAACGTGCTAGGGTCAAACTCTTTGTGTATGCCTACTAGGTCAAACCGTAGTCTACGGGCTTCCGAGGCAATTTTCCCCAGCTCTAATAACTTATTAGGGTGAGCCTTAGCTATCTTTTTAAACCTACGGTAGTTTTTTTGAATGCGCTGAAGCCCAATCTGTGTTTGCCCCTGCCTGAGAAGTATGGCATCTCGTAGGGCTACAAGCTGGGGAACTTTCTTACTATACAACCGGATAAGATCGTTAAGGCGAAGCCCAGCAAACACCTTACTGAGTAGAGACTTAGCTCCCGCATCATTAGTAAGGTTAGAGATAGTGTTGCGTAGGTCTTCCTTCTTTTTGCCAACTAACGTAGAGCCCATAGTCAGTAACTCGCCCATAGCGGAGTTACCCATAGCGGGAGTGCCGCTAAACAACTTAGTTTCCAAGGAGGGTTCTACGTCTTGGGATATATCTAGCACGTTCTCTACTAGCCGAACGGCCTCAGTGTATGCAGTTTGATCCTTACGAAACCCAAAGAACCTAGCAATAATATCCGCTATGTAGGCAAAGTAACTCTGATTCCCCTTAGGGGGTTTCATCCCTTTAAGCAAAGCAACTAGCTGCTGGTTAGCCGCCAGCTCTGCCGCAAACTCTTGCATACTTTCCCCAGCATAGAGTCCAGATAGAGAACCCTGTATGTCTGAGAAAAAGGCAAAGAGTTCTTTAGTAACCGCTAAGTTTGGGTTGTTCAAAGCCTGTGCTAACGAAGCGTGCATTGCCTCGTGCATGAACGTGCCTTCGGTTAACCCGTTCTCGGGGTTAAGTCCTATAGTGTTTGTGCTTGGGTTGTAGTACCCGCTAGTTCCTGTTTCAGTAGGAGCAACCTCTATCGTAGGGGTTAAGTTCTGGCTACGTATCTTACGCATCAGCCGTTGAGCAGGGCCTTTCAAAGTAGGAATTAGAGCATCTAAAACAGCGTTAAAACTAGCGCCCTGTAACATTAGTTCCGTTATCTTGGCACTAAGCGGGTTGCCCTTAAACGCGGGGGCCTTGTTAGGTAAGAGGGCTTCCGAAATATATCTTGGGTCAACATTGGAGTCGGCATCTTCAGCAGCCTTCTTAGTCTTAGATTGTTCATCTGCGACTGGCTCTTGTGTAGCATTTCTTTCCTGTGTTCCGTTTTCGGTTTCATTATTGGGTTGCGATGTGGTCCGCGCATTGGGCTCCTGTGAAACGGTTGGATCGACTACTACTTCCCCAGCCGGAGCTGATTCCTTCCCCTCTAACTTACGTGCAAGGGTATCGTACTTAGTGGATAAGTCTTTGCTGTTAGATTTTTCTGCGGCTGCGTACAACCCAGCAACTATTCCCTGCCGTTGTTCAGGTACAGCTAAGTCTTTCCCTGCGAAGATAGCCTTCGTAGGGGCATTAGCGTTTAGCCCTTGGTCGTTTATAAATTTGTTAAGAGCTCGGCCTACTAGGGGGCCTCTAGTTTGCTCCCCGGGCACACCATCAAAAATATCACCCTGCCGTGTATCTGGGGCTTGGTCTACTAGTGTCTGGTACTCCGCTTCTATTTCAGTGTCGGCGTTGGACGGTGGGCTAGACTCAAAGTCTTCATATCGAGCACTCACAGTCTCAACCGCTTGCAGGCGCATAAGGGCATCTCGTTCCCTAGCATTAGCCGCGGTAACTTCTGGGTTCTCCACAACAGGGGCAAAGTCTAACCCTTCTTGGGTGTCTCTCCCGGTTGATCTAGCTTTTAGCGCAGCGTCCGCTGTTTTTCTAGCTGCAACTGCCTCTCGTTTAGCTTCGGCCACAGCTTTTTTGGCTGCGGATACCCGGCTCTTATCTTCGGCGTAGGCCCCTCGTTCTGCTTTATTTACTGCAACAGTGGCTGCTTTTGCCTCAGTTTCTGCTTGTTTTATATCCGCCTTTCCCTGTGCGGCCACTGTAGCCTTTACTCCCGGCAGGTTTGACTGACTACCGCCGAGTTTCTGGTATCTGGTGCGGCTAACTATTTCAAAAACTTCCCGTTCCTCTGGGTTAAGGTCTGCACGCCGCTTGTTAGCATCAAAGGGGATATCTCTAAGCCTAGCGTACTCAGCAGCGTCGGACAGTAAAACCCGCTCGCTGAGGTCTTGCTGCACTGTCTCTACTAGCTGCTTCTGTTCGGCGGTCAAGGACTCAACTGTGCCCTCACTGGGTATGCTTTCGTAAAAGGTGTTGCCTCGGGCTTTAAGTCTTCTGGCTTCTGCTAAGGCAGCATCCAAACCAACCGCGGGCTTAGAAGTAAACTTGCCGTTCTTAGTTAGGTTAAAGGGGGCATTCTTATTGGCTTCTTCCCGCGCAGCTCGACCCTCGGCTTGGGCAAACTCGGCTATAGTTAAATTCTGCTGGTTGGCATCTAGCCCGGAAGTTGTGCCCGTTAACTCAAGCTGGTCGGTTATACCCGTTTCCGCAGAGCTAATATTCTGTTTAGCCTCCGTAGCTTCGCGTAGAATCTTGGCCTCATTCATGCTTGCTAAACGGCCAGTAAGCGCACTTTTCTCACGAGCACCAGAGGCAGCCCCACCAGCGGTACCATACGCACCACCCGCAGCAGCACCACGAACACTGGCCTCCATAATGCGGTTCCATTCTCGACTACCAAATATTTCTGGGTTTTCGTCAATGAATCTTTCCGCGGCTATACTTATACCTTCTTGGGCACCCTCAGTAACAAACTCGCCTGCAACCCCCTTAGCTAACCCAGCAGTAGCCCCGCGCAATGCGCCAGTAGACATACCAGATCGTTTTAAGATTGCCTCTACTATTCCTTTTTTAAGAGGACCAGTTAAGTTCTTGGCTAAGGTATTTGGGAGAACAGAGTCTAGGGCTGCGGCAGCGGAGCCAAACAAAAGAGAGGTACCCGCGGCGAGCTCGCCTGTTTCTTCATATATGTTCTGGAATACTTCTGGAGCATTTAAAGCATACGACCCAAGGAACGCACCCGCCCCCGTGCCTACAGCGGCTTGAGATGCCACTGTCTTTGCTGCCGCGATTTTAGCTGCTTCTGTAACAGCCTTAGATGCAATAGCCCTGCCCCCTAGCAAAGCAGGTGCTGCCGCTCCACCGGTTAGAGCAGTTGCAAGGGCCAAACCCATATTAGGCAGTTGTTCACCTGCGGATTCTGCGACAAACTTAATAGCATCCCCTATACCCTCAACGTCTTTATAGCTGTCAAAGACCGCGGGAGCTGACCTAGATAAGGCTTCTGCTTTCTGGTTAGCCTCGGCCAACTGGGCTTCAGCGTACTCATCAAACCCAAGAGCACTACCTACCAGAGCAGGTATAGTGTCCGTGATGGTAGAACCAAACCTAGACTTGCCCCGCTCAAAGCCCTGCCCAAAAGCCTCACCCACGCCTACTTCGCGCTTCGCAGGTTTAGGGGCTAAGGTGCTAATCAAGTACGAGATAGCGTCTTGCTCAGTAGCCCCCTCGGGGGCAGTTACTTCGTGCGTAGTGCCATCTGGGGCCGTAATCTTGTACTGGGGCATATGCGGCTAGTCCTATTCTATTAGTTTAGCGGAGTATCCCGTTGTATCGAACATTGGATTACCTTGCGAGCCCGGGCTACTTGCTCCCATACCGAAACCAATACTATTTAGGTACGCTTCTTGTACGGCTGGGCCGTGCTCATCTATATCTGCCTGAGTTACTTTGTTGAGCTCTATCCCGGCGGCCTGAGCTACTCTTGTCTTGTACGCAATAGCGGGCTCCGTTGTAAACTCTATGACAATATCCCGGCGTTCTGCATCCAACCTAGCCCTTGCTGTTGCCTGTCGTTGTTCTTGGGCTGCCATTGCTGCATCCCGCTTTAGTTTTTGCTCGTTAAGCCCGAGCTTTAGTTCTTGGCGACGGTTATCTTGTGCTTGCCCATACTCAGCACCAGCACGGCCCATTGATCCAAGTGCTCCAGCAGTTGTTACAGACTCAGAGTTAGAAAGCATCGCTATAAGGCGGTTTAAGTCTAACCCTTCTTTATTCTCTAAGGCAGCTATTTCCGCTTGTATACCACTTATTTCTTGCGCCTGTTGACGACCCGGTGCTCCGCCCTGTGCAGCATACCTACCAGCCGCGGCTTGGGCATCAGGGAAGGTTTCAGCATCAAACTTTTTCACTTCCCTATCCACTCCCCTATTCACTCCTAAACTTTCTAGGAACTTTTGAGCTTCCGCATCTGTCTGGGCTTGTATTCTATCCGCCTCACTGGCTCTTGCACTTCCTACCCTATCTGCTACCTCTAAATATTCGGCTTGGGAAATAATCCCATTGTTCCGGGCCCTTTCAGCCGCGGCGGCGGTAACGAGAGCCTGCTTTACTTCTGGGTCAGTATCCCCTCTTGTAAAGGATTCACCAGCAAGTTCCCCAACAGCACTGTTAGGAAGCGCCCTAGGGTTCCCTTGCTTGGCAAAACCTTCTGCGTTTTTCTTTGCTACGTCTGCCCTCATCCTTGCAAAGAAACCAAGCTCCGCATCTTCAGGGGTTTGGGGCTCCTCACCCCTAGCGGCCTCTTCCATAGCAAGAGCCAAAGCATCAGGTATAGTTGGGGCGTTGGCCCGGGCTTCTTCTTTGTTGCCTTGGCTTTGTGAAGAAACTGCTGCTGATAACATAGCCATTAAGTTATTTCGCCGTGCAATCGCTTCGTCCGTATCTGCTTCAACCAAGGAGCCGTCTTCCCCATTGTAACCTTTGATGTTAGCCGCTGGGTCTGCTTGGTTAACCATATCCTGAGACTCTTGCTGCATACGCAGAAACTTAACTATTTCCGCTACGCTTGGCTTACCGGCGGGCTGTGCTCCTCTAGCCGCTGGGTCTGCTTGGTTAACCATATTCTGAGACTCTTGCTGCATACGCAAGTAATCCACAGCAGAGTCTACCTTAGCCCGCTGGTTATCCTGTTTCTCTCCTACGCGCCGCAAACTTGCAATGCCTCCTTGCTCTTTATCATCCGCATACTGGTTGACTGCACCTTGAGCTTCGGGCGCAGCTTGGCTAAAGGCATCGCGCCTAGCTTGCTGTTTCCTACCCATATTCTGAAGGGCAGCTATACCCCCTGTAGGTTCTACAACCTCTTCCTCTGCAACAGGAGCCGTGGGCATAAGGGCAGCTATACCCGCTTCGTTCCGCTCTAACTTTTCTCGGCGCATACGCTCAGAATAGCCTTCTGGTTCTTGAGTAGTAATTTGTCTACCCCCCGCAAAATCCAGTGTGCGTTCAGGGCGCATATCGTCCATTATCTTACGGACGTAAGGTTCAGTTTGCCTACGCTGCGGTAGTACACTCATGTCCCGGCCTGAGGCCATAAACTTATCAGCATTACCAAACCCAGCGTTATAGGCAATAAGAGCTGCCTCTACGTCTCCGTCGTATCTGTCAAGCATAGCCTGCAAATAGTCTCGTGCGAATCTACGGCTTTCCACTGGGTCAAAAGAATTTTCTATAGGCCTAACCCGGAATCCCGGCTGCCTAGCAGTAGAGGGCAGTATTTGAAAAGCACCTTCTTCACCCGCAGCTCCCACGGCGTTTGGGTCACCGCCGCTTTCCGCCATCATAAGAGAGTCTAGTAAAGCCTCTATGTCTAGATTGGAGTCGCCCCCAACCGACCCACCAATAGCCATACCCGGACCCGCGAGGATACCTTTAGTGCTGTCGATGTACTGCATAACAGCCGCTTGCTCGTTGCCCATTTGCCCTTTTAATTCCTGTAGGTGCTGCTGGGCTTGCATCTTACTCTCGGGAGTCTGCGCTTTGTTAATGCTATCTGTTATAGCCATGTACTGGTTGGCAAACTGTTTTATTTGGGCATCCCCCACAGGAGACTTAGGTACTGCTCCCATAGTAGGTATAGGGGATGCACTCACATTACCGCCTTGAGCATACCCAACGATACCGCCACTAGCCATCTGGTTCATGTTGGGTGCAGGCATACCGGGCATACCAGCAGCAGGGCGAAGCGCAGCTTCTTCAGCCATACGTTGCCCTTTAATATTCATACCCGGCTGTAGCGCCGATAGGGTGGATGCAATACCGCTCTCGACCTGCCCTTTAACAGTAGGGGGTGTAGGTGGCTGGTACTGCATTTGCTTTTCAGAAGCCGCGGCTTGTAGGAGCTGCAATGCCTGCTGCTCTTTCATAAGGGCACTTAGTGCTGGGGGTATGCCACCCCCCACAACTTCTTCCGCCATTGCTTGCTGTGGGGATTTGTTTTGTTGTGGTGTAGGCATGGGAAAACCCCCGCCAACGGATTGCGGAGGGGGGATAGAATTTAGTATACCTGACTGAGGCATTTGCATATTAGTTGTCCTTAAGTTTTAGGGAGGATGCCGACGCTCTGCATGAGTCCCAAAATACCACCTGCCCCACTAGTAAACTGGGATAAGCCACTAGGCTCAGCGTACTCATAAGACTGCGTTTCAATAGGCAAGCCCTGCAATAAAGACTGCATGTACTGTACTTTCTTGTAAGGGTCGTCCCGCTCTAATTCGAACTGAGCCATATCCGCGGCTACTTGCTCCCCTTGCATACCTCTTTGTACAGCGCCTGCGCCTTGCTGAGCGTTTAGCAGACTGAAGCCATAGTCGTTGTTCTGCTTCTGCGCGGCCATATCACGTACCGCTTGGGTGTTAAACTGACCTGCTTCAAAGTCTCTATCCGCCATCAGACGAGATTGCTCGGTGTTAAACTGACCTGCCCCAAAAGCTCTATCCGCCATCAGACGAGATTGCTCGGTGTTAAACTGACCCGCCCCAAAAGCTCTATCCGCTCGCTGACGCTCTTGTTCAGTGTTAAACTGTTGTTGTGCTTGGGTAAAGGCATCTCGATACCCACTACCCGTAATACCCGCCATCCTATCTAGCATACCCCTGTCTAACTCCGCAGAAGCAACAGCTTGCCGACCCCCACCAAAAGCACCGGCTTTACCATATTGACTCCGCATAGCCTGTTGGGCTATCTCGTTCTGCCGGTTTGCCGCGTCATACTGCGGCTGCAAAGCTCCTTGTAGGTAAGGATTCATGTATTGTTGAAGCACACTGCTAGACATGGGTATGTTGCTTTGGCCGTCTACCGCTTGTTGAGCTGTAGGGGCATCGTACCCCGGGCCTGTAAAGGATGTAGGGGTGTAAGCATTTGCCGTTTGAGTAGGGGACAAAGACGAAGCGTAAGATGTAGGGGTGTAAGCATTTGCCGTTTGAGTAGGGGACAAAGACGAAGCGTAAGATGCAGGGGTATAAACGTCCCCAGTATACGTGCCGCCAGTGACTGCGGTCCCCATCCCAGTAGGAGTACTTAATGCCCCTAGTCCTTGGAAGGCATTGGTTTGTAAAGTAGACGGCCCCGCGGTTAAAGCGCCGCCATATCCTTGGTAGGGCTCAGAGGCAAGAGCGCGTCCACGCCCCAGCATATCAGTTACGTATGGCCCAGCCCAGTTACTTAGGGTGGATTCTTGTGCTAATGGGTCGCCTACTTGTGTAACCATTGTATTTCTCCTACCCTAAGTATTTGCGGGGGTCAATTTCACGCCCCTGATTCGGATTGCCAGTACGGTCTTTACGTAACCGGTCCATCATACTGTATAAATTCTCCGCACCGGCATCAGAGTTACCGTTGCCTAGGTGACTGACCACATCCGCGGGTATTACAAACTCGCCGTCACTGAGTCGAGCTGGCTCTTTGTTGTCTATTGTAGCAGGAACATCATCCGCCATGCCATCTGTAGAGCCCCCTAAGTAATAGCCTTGCCCCCCTATAATACCGCCTTGCGCGAAACCCTTCTGTTTCATAAAGGCTTTATACTCATCTATTAGCTGTTGGCCTGTTTTGGCGGGGGTTACCGTTTGTACCCCGTCAACAGTGGTTATGACGTTACCATACGCATCTTCTAGATTGCCATCTTGGTTTGTTGTAAACGAGTTATTGGGGCGTAAGCTGGGAACAAAAGAAGTTCTTGCTTCTGCGTACCCTTGGTGGTCAAACTCCTCTATAGGGTCTGCCCCGCCTTCAACGAACTCATTTGGGTTATTATTAAAATATCCTACTAACTCGTTAACCTCGTTCTCGGATATGCCAAAGTAGCTTGCGGCTTCCCCTACTAGATTTGGGTTTGCATTTATTAGCCTAGAGGCACTTGCAACTTCTGCGTTGGTATAATCCCCATCTGCTTCTATACCTGAAAAGGCGCTACCCTCTATAAGGTCTGCCGCTTCTCCAGCGGATATTAAGCCCTGTAGGTATTGCTGGTATAGGGCCTGCGAAACCTTATAAGCCTCGGATTGGCTTGTTATAGCGTCGGAGGCTATTTGGTTTTGGGTCTTTACCCTAGCTGCCTCTGCTGCCTGTTCGTTTGCCACCCTAGTATTTTCTGCTGCCTGTTCGTTTGCCACCCTAGTATTTTCTGCTGCCTGTGCTGCTTGTAGTTGAGCTTGCGCTGTTGCCTCGGCCTGTGCATCTGCTGTTGCTTGCGCTGCTATTGCAGCTTGGTTAGTGTTGTACTGGTTAGTTAGCCCGGTTGTTATATCCGCTACTTCAGCATCGTAGGCATCTATACGGCCTTGAGTAGCAGCCCTACGCGCTCGGTTGTCTTCTGCTCCTAGGAAGTACTGTTGCTGGGAGGCTACCCCCTCGTCGTTGGTTACCGTCTCCATCTGCGGGTTGTATAGCCCAGTAGCCGGTGTGTTAAAGTAGTTCCTTCCCGCGCTTCCAGCAGGGCGCTCCCCTACGAAGGCATCTGCTTTAAGGGATCGGTCTAGATTGTAGGAGGGTACACCCCCTTGATAGCCTTGATTACCTCCGCTATTACCCCCGCCTCCGCCGCTGAGTCCCGCAATACCTCCCGCTAGGGCCCCTATAATAGACCCTATTTTTTGTCCACCGGTTAACCCTACGCTACCACCGGGAGCAAAAGTTTGCATGGGTAGGGAGGCTAAGCCTCTGCTGTGTCTGTTATTGCGACTGTTGTTGTTCACTTCGCCACCTCTATTGTAAGTGCGTAATAATCCATCTTTTTCATCCTCTGTAAGCTCTGGCGCAAATATAGAGTCCCCACCTACGTCAAATAAGTAATCTATATCTACTAAGTCCCCGGGAGTTACCCTAACCTTGCCCGGTGAACTTTGGGGCTGCCCAAAACCGCCGCCTCCGCCACCACCGCCACCTTCGCCACGAGGTGGGGCTTCTCCCCGAGGGGGAGGCGACATAAAGTCTTCTACAGAATAAGTTTGAGCGCGTATGTCGGTGGGTATATCAAAATCATAACCCGTTGATTTAGGGGCAGAAGGGCCATCTGCAACAACTGTGTCACCAACAACTGTGTCACCAACAACTGTGTCACCAACAACTGTGTCATCAACAACTGTGTCACCAACAACTATGTCATCAACAACTGTGTCATCAACAACTGTGTCATCAACAACTGTGTCATCAACAACTGTGTCACCAACAACTGTGTCACCAACAACTGTGTCACCAACAACTGAGTCATCAACAACTGTGTCATCAACAACTGTGTCATCTATTGAGTCTGGGGTTAAGTTTGGTCCAACAACACCGGGGGCCACATCCCCATCACTGGTACTTGCAGTGGCGTTTAACAACTGATCTATTGGGTCTGGGGTTAAGTTTGGTCCAACAACACCGGGGGCCACATTCCCACTAATTATATCCTCGGCGCTATCTGTTTCAGTACCAGTAATGTCTACCCCGAATACAGTATCAGCATCATTCAGGGTTGTAGCGGATACTACCGAGCTCCCTACCTCTTGCAGCCCTTCTATAGTTTTTTCAATGTTTTCAGTGCTAACCCCCAGCTCTTCGGCAGCAGCTCCGGTAAGTATTTCTCGTACTGTTGAGGCATCAATCACCTCTTCCGCAGCAATGCGCCCTGAAAGTACACCTGTTACTTTATTGAGTATGGCATCCAGCGCCGCGTTTCCCGTTGTCACACCAGTCTGTGTTCCAGCGCCGGTGGTACCCGTATTTATTACTCGACTTCCCCCAGTCTGGCCCCAAACTACAGTACCCGATTGAATCCCACCAATAATTTTTGTGGGGTTAGGGAGGCGTAAAATCCTAAATACCTCATCTATTGCGTCCCCTACTTTGCTTGCTACCGCGTTAACCCCACTGGATACAGTGTTTTGCACAGAGTTAAGTATGTTGGTTGTGGGCACTGTGCCGGGGGTTGCTACACTGGTAGAGCCAAGAGTGCCGGGAGCAAAACCTAAGGTATCAAATAAATTGTTGTAGTACTCCTCAGTTTCCTCGGGGGTCATGGGGGTGTTGGCAGCTTGGTTTGCTTCAGCAGCAAACCTGTTTTGGGTTTGCTGGATTGCACCCGCTAGGTCAAACGAGTCTTGGAAGTTACTGTTGTTATAGTTGTTCTGTATATCTGCCAGCGTTTCTTCTAGCGTGCGGGTGTCTGCTGCATTGTTAATAGCTGTCCGGGATGCTATCTGTTCCGAGGTTGGGCGAATATCCGCGCCCTGTTCCAAAATAGAATTAAGGTAGTCGTTTTGTTGGGCTGCACTAACCGCGCCTACCACGGGGTCTGGAAATAAAGATAGCGCACTACCAAGGTCAACTTCGGTGCCCCCAATAGAATCACTGTATACCCCCGTATTTGAGCTTGGTCCTCCGGGAAGTCGGTCGGGTGGGAGAAAGTCTGAGTCGCCTTCTTGGTTAGCTAAATCCGAGGTAGCTTGCAGGGCTGCCAAAAAAGCATCTTGGTCTACCTGTGCTTGGGTTTTGTATGACCCATCAGGCTGTCGAACCATTGTGCCCGGGCTTAACCCACTGCTACCCCCTAGTGAGGGGTCAAAAGAAGTGTTAAATGCACCCAGGTCTAATGAGCCAAGGCCGCCACTTTGGCCCGTGACGGTTATTGATGTGGGCATTCTATTTGTTGTAGTACCCATTACACAATCATCCAGTTAGTTCCGTTGCTCATAACTTTTATGCTCACATACTGCGAAAGGGCTTTGGTTGTTGCACCATCAATAGTTTCAGAACCAGCGCCATCTAGGGTTATAGAGCCTGCGCCGCTGTTTTTAACTTGAAATTCTTGCCCCGGTATGCCTACTGCACTAGGCAGTGTAACTGTAAAGCTACCGGTGCGATACTCAACTAAGTAGTTGGTTATTAATATTGTGTACGCTGTAGTTGCCAAGGTATAGGCTTTGACTGAAACAGTTGATTGGCCTAGCAAAGCAGCTACCGCAGCATCAACGCGGATAAAATACAACCGCAGTATGTTAGTTAAGGCCGCAAATTTACCGGGTTCATACTCTTGTGGAGGTGTTGGCAGTGCGGGTGCAACAACTTTCTTGTTTGTAATAGACATACTTACCCCCTCCGGCCGTCAGGCCGCATGTCTAAACGTGGTAGGCCAAGCCGCCAAGCCACACCCAGTTCAGTAGACTCTAGCTTAAAGGCCATCTGCCTACCCCGTACTCGGATAAAAACCTGCCCCGTAAATTCTTCTATAGGCGCGGTTGCAGTGCGCGTCACGGTTACGTTGTCTACCCCACCTTGAGACGTAGGAGTATTGTAGCCCGAGCCTGAGTTCTCCATAGGCAGTAGCGTCATTACACACGCAGGGTTTTCCGCAGTTGAGTCTATGAACGTCACATCGGGCAGTACGCGCCTAACAAACATAAACTTATCCCCGTCATCTAAGTCAAACTCAGAGGAAAGTATGGTGGCTGTAATGGGTTCTATAGTGGCAGTTTCTTGAGAATCATACCCTACTTCATGCTGCACTAAGTTGTTGTAGTACGTAGCGGCGGTAGGCTGCTCTCTTAAATCTGCATCCATCCAAGCTGTGCGTGCCATCGTGCCGTAGTACCATATTTCTTGCACGTAATTGTATATCACATACCGGTCTATCGTAGTTGACCCCGCAGAGCAATAGAACCACCAAACCTCGTCGAACCGCTCGTTAGTACCCGCTACCACTTGTGAGTACTGCGCTTTGTTAAAGTCATTAAATATGTACCCGCGTAGGCTACAAGGGAGGGTATTAACCGTACCCTCGTAGTAGTAGAACTTGTCAGAACCCATCCAGTAGGCTGCGTTACCCGAATAAACTGCCGCGTTGGGGCTGGCTATGGTTATGTTATCTCCCAACAATTGGGCACCAAACACTTCGGGGGCTCCTAGGTACTGTAGGCCGTAAAGTGCAGTATCAGTCCAGATCAAAATCTCCTGACGCGCTTGCAAGGCCTTAACAATCTCGGTACCACTAGAGAATCGCAAGCTACCTGCTTGGTTAGTAGCTTCGGGAGTCCAATTAGCCACATCTTCTTGAGCAGACCAACGGATTAGCATGGGGTCTAAAACTGTGGAACCTAGGGGGGTAGTACCAAAGCATAGTGCGAAGCGAAAAATGTCGGACACCAACACAGAATTGACGATAGTGGGCACATCAGAGGCCCCTGCTAAAGACGACACGTACACCCCCCGTGTAGATACCGAGTTAGTTGCATCCCAGTACATTAGCTGCCCCCCACGATGGGCAAATAATAAATCTTCACCAAAGTTAGCCTGACTCCACAAACGTATGGGTGAGAACGTAGTGCCTCCAACGCCCCAACCTCCTAAGCCCCAAGTACCTGCACTAAAGCCTGTATAGGGTACTGCTATTTCGGAGCCTGTGTTTATTTGGTATGCCGCAGTAACGGTGTCTCCGCCCGTTGCTCCCGAGGAAGCTGTGGTCTCGGCTGTTATGCTATATGCGTCTTCGGTTATAAAAGAAATTGCGTACTCATTGTTTAGAGTAAGCCCACCAACCGCAGAAGCCCCATTAAAAGTAACGTAATCACCTTCAATTGCCCCGTGAGATGTATCTGTAACCCCCACAACCGCGGAGCCCAACGTAGTAGTAAAGGGGTTAGTTAGGGTAGCAGTCGAGCGGATAGGCGTAATATCATAATAGGCTCCGCCGCGTTCTATGTAGTACTTTAAGTTGGTGCCCACGCTGACAAGGTTCTGGCTGCCAAGGGTAACCCAGTTGTGCATAGAGCGGCATACGCCAAGAAAGGTAGAGCTAGAAAGCCTTACCCACCCCCCTATCTTTTGGGGAAACCCCCGTCTAAAACGCACCTTATCAGTCTCATACCAACTACCTTCAGCAGCATAGCGGGTGCTTTCCCGGTCTACACCGGGTTTTATCTGTAGTTTTTGTAGTGGCATAACTTAATAGGTCCATAGTACGGGGGTGGTTTCCCGAATGTCTACGTGAACAAAAGTCTTAGCTACTCCTATGCCTGTAAAACCCAGCAGGAGTGCATTTTGGACAATCATATATCTGTCTGCGCCGTTAGTAATACGTATGTCGGCTGCGATGCCTTGAGTGTGTGTACCGCCTTTGGCTTTGCGGCATTCATTAGGGTGGCTTGTATCTCGGTACCCACTAGTAATACTAAAGGCAAAACCGCAAGCGGCCCGAAGTCTGTCAAGCCGCTCCAAGAACTCAGGGGCCATGCCGTTAAGCCCCGTATGCTTACAGTCAAACTCAGACCGCTTAAAGTACGTTAGGGTGAGCATCAGTCACACAACTCAGCAAGGGTCTTCCAGTCTTCCGCAGTCCAGCTTGAAGTGTCTACAGTAGAGGGAACCTCCACAGTGATGCCCGCTATGTTACCCCCAAATAGGCCGCTGGTAGCAGATGTGCTACCTTTAACGCAGGCCATTGCGTTCTCGCCCGCTTCAATTTGCAGACTATTAAGCTGACTACACGCTGGTACTAGCAATGCTAGTAAAATTAATGCTCTCATGTGAACAACCCCTTAAACCATTGGAATGTACGTACTGGGTAGTATAGCGCAGCGGAGCGCATCCTACCTAGCCCAACAACACCTAATGCTTCCCTAAACACTTGATCTGCTTGCTTTTGGTGCTTAACAATGCCCTTGCCGTGGGTGCATAAGTAGTCATGGACCACCGCTGCTCTCCGGTTACGTGCATTTGCTACGGGCACTATAAAACGGAATAGTCTAGGCACTGAGGCCAGATCGGTAATATACCCCTCTGGTACCTCAACAATTCGGCCTAGTATATCACTATGGTATACGAGCCCTTGACGCAAGAGCCACCCGCCATCAACGGCCTCAGCTATAAAATTGGATGAGAAATGACTCATATACCCCCTATACTTTACCTGTTATTTTCAAGTAAGTACCCGCCATCAAAGCGCCAAGGAACAGATATGTCAGTGTCTGCACAATCGCCTTCCCTGCTGTACGTTTAGCCATGCGCCATGCGTCAAGGACCGACCGAAGCTCCCTCAAGTCTGTGTTGGCATCTACATCTGACAGGCCAATATCATGCAGAGCCTTTTTAGCACCTGCCGCCGCCGCCTTCTCTATTAACTGCTCTATCTGTGCTTCGGTCATGGTGCTGCTCCATTACTACGGGCTAGTGGGCCAGTCGTCTGACAACTACGCCAAATTTACTCTCTGTAAGGTGGGTCAATAATTTCACCAAGTAATCAGTTAAATAGCATTATGGCAAGAAGAACGACTTTCTGAAGGGAACCCAAATACCATAAATGCTAAGGAAATTATCATGGGTGATAACCAAGCTATTCCCGTTAGCAAACTCAAACTTCGTAGACTCAAACTTATCTCCCGCGGAAGCAGTCATTGAGTAGTCCAAGCCTATTGCGGTCAAACCCATCTGGTCCTCTTTAGTAGCAGAGCACATGACACCAAGTATCTCTATGCCTGTTATTTTGGAGTCTTTTGCAGCTTTTGCTGAAGCCGCTGCCTGAGCCTCTGCCAAAACATCTCCATCCAGATCAGTTACTACCCAGTTTTGAGTCCAAACGTCAGAAACCAATAATGGCTCCACCTCTCCCCTAGCCTGAGAAGCTGGGTTAAAAGCAGGGGGTGTAACTAACTGTAATTGAAAAACGCCAAACTGCTTGCGCTCATCTTCAGACAGCTTTCTAACTGAAGTTTTGTGCGTATCGTCCCAGCGAATGTTTTCGAACTCATTAAGTATATGCCGAACAAAAGCACCTTTACTTGTCTGCACGTATCTCATCTTCTTTCCTCTTTTTAGTGGTTCTAATGACTGCCGCTTCGTGTTCTGACTGGTCAGTTATTTGAGCTTCTAGGGCTTTGTAGGTGTTTTCCACTGCCACCATCTGTGCGCGTGTAGACTCAAGCCTTTCTTGAATATCCTTAGTGTTGGCCCCTGTGGGCGCGTTATCAATCAGATGCTCAAAGTTCTTAGCGTCAAAATCGTAGTGGAAGTATTCCACCTCTCTTGCGTACATGGCACTGGCTATCGTGTCTGCTTTGTAGGTGCTTGGTAGTTGTTTATGCTTCATATTTTATTCCTTATAGTGCGGTGAATGCTACACCTTGGCAAGTTCCGGTGGGTAAAGTGCTAGGGTTAGCGAATTTAACCCCGAATCCAGAAGCACTCCAAGGGTAAGCTGCGAGATAAGGGCTGGACTGGTGGCCTACTAGTATTGCAGCTCCAGCGGGGTCGAAGGCAATGCTCGCTCCAATTCCTGCTGGCAATGTACTAGGATTAGAAAACTTAGTCCCAAACCCTGAAGCACTCCAAGGATAAGCTGAAACATAAGGGTAAGCTGCGTGAGCTATACCTATCTCAGTTCCTGCTGGGCTGAAGGCAACGCCGTTGCCATCGCCTGTAGGTAAAGTGCTGGGGTTAGAAAACTTAGTCCCAAATCCCGATGCACTCCAAGGGTAAGCCGAGACAAACGGGGTTAAGTTGTGACCTATAGCTATCTCAGTTCCAGTGGGGCTAAAGGCAACGCCGTCGCCAGTAAATGTTGGTAAAGTGCCAGGGTTAGCGAATTTAGCCCCGAATCCAGAAGCACTCCAAGAATAAGCTGAAACGTAAGGGCTTGTGGTGTGGCCTATAGCTATCTCAGTTCCTGCTGGGCTGAATGCTACGCCGTTGCCAGTTCCGGTGGGTAATGTACTAGGATTAGAAAACTTAGTCCCAAACCCTGACGCGCTCCAAGGGTAAGCTGCGAGATAAGGGCTTGAGTTGTGAGCTATACCTATCCCAGTTCCGGCGGGGCTGAAGGCAACGGCGTTGCCATTGCCTGTAGGTAAAGTGCCGGGATTAGAAAACTTAGTCCCAAACCCTGACTCGCTCCAAGGGTAAGCTGAAACATAAGGGCTTGAGGTGTGGCCTACTGCTATCTCAGTTCCAGCGGGGCTGAAGGCAACATCGTTGCCAGTTGCGGTGGGTAATGTACTAGGATTAGAAAACTTAGTCCCAAACCCTGACGCGCTCCAAGGGTAAGCTGAAACGTTAGGGCTTGTAAAGTGAGCGGTTGCTACGAAGAATGGTCCACTCGGAACAGTGACAAACCCCCGCTGGTTCTGAAAAACTGCTAGTAGTGCACCACTCACGTTAAGGCGCTCCCGCTGATGAGCCACAGTGCGGACTCAATCTTTAGCGCAGTCGCAGAACCATATTGCGCCAAGCTCCGTGTTCCAGTAGTTCCGTCTTTCGCCAACCGCATTACGTCTGTTGTTATTGCAATAGACACTACCTGACTTGTCATGTTGACAAAAGTAAGCGCGGTTCCGATGGGGTAAGCCACGGAGGCGTTTGCGGGGATGGTGTATGTTCGGGTACTGGCATCACTAGATGGGTGGAAGATATGCCTTCCGTTGTCTGTAAGCACTAATGTGTAGTTGGCAGACTGTCTGTTTTGGGGGATATTACGGAAGCCAACCGCGTCTGTGCCATCAACCGTGCATCCTGACAACGTGCCAGAAGCGGGTGTACCAAGAACCGGTGTCACAAACGTAGGTGAGGTATTAGTCGCGTAGGTAGAACCTGTTCCGGTCTTAGTTACTGTGTCCGTAGCAAGTCCAGCGGTTAAAGAGGCCGCTGTTCCTGAAACGTTAGTCATTACCCCAGAAGCGGGGGTTCCTAAGACTGGAGTAACAAATGTCGGGCTAGTAGCGAATACCAAAGCACCTGTACCCGTCTCGTCCGTTACTGCCGTTATAAGGTTTGCACTAGACGGAGTACCAAGGAAGCCCGCAACACCCGCCCCAAGGGACGTAATGCCAGTACCACCGTTAGCGACAGGTAGTGTGCCTGTGACATTGGTAGTCAGGTTAGCAAAGGTAGTAGCGGTAGTACCCGTACCCCCGTTAGCGGTAGGCAGGGTGCCTGTAACCTGTGAGGTAAGGTCCACATCCGACAAAGACCCGCCAAGCGTGAAAGTGCCGGAGCTGGTAACTGGGCCTCCTGTAAGCGTAATTCCATTAACCGTTCCAGTTACTGCTACAGAGGTAACACTGCCGCCTATTTCAGTAGGGTTAGCATTAAGTACCGCAGCGCCTGCGCCAGCACCGTCGGTAACCACCATCAGCTTACTGCCACTAGGGACATCTACTGTAGCGCCTGAACCTTGCTTGATCGTGAGGGTCTGGCTGCCCGTTGTAGCGTTCTCAATCATCCACACCTTGGATATGGTGTTGGGGCCGAGTGTAATCGTGCGTGTAGCGGTTAGCGATACACCTGAGGTAAACTTTAGGTAGAAACCGCGAGTAGCGTCAGCCGTAGCATCAGGCATTGTGAAGGTTTCATCAGCGTCAGCCGCCATATCCTTTGTGCCGTAGCTAAAACCGTCGGTAACAAGCTCAAGGTTGGTGTTAGTGCTAGTGCCCCAAGTACCGTCCTCATCACCTGTGGTGATTTCTTTAAGTCGTAAGTTGTTATTAAAAGTAGGCATTTGGTTTCTCCGGTACTTATGTTAGGGTACTGCCAGAGGCAGAGGGAACGCTTGTTGCGTAAATCTTTGTACTTTGCCGCAAAGTAAGGGTTCCCCCACAGTCCCCACAAGTATCGGCATTTAGCTCTTCCTTGTCAAGATCATAGCCGCACGCCCCGCAAACTACTTGAACCTCATGTTTGGGGTCGATTGCGCCATTTGCTATTTTAGTTGCTTCGTTAAATATAATCATGCTGCTACATCAATCCAATTAGGGTTGCCACCCGGAACAATCTCGCTCCAGACTAGTACATTTCCTACTCCGCCAGTGGCACTTACCCCTGTTATATAAACATTAGCCAGTGCTGTTTGTGTTGTTTCACCTAGTGCTGTAGTGCCCTGTACCCCAGTTACGTCTACATTCTGCTGTAGTAGGACTGTTACATTGCCGAGGGAAGAGTTTGTTTGTACGCCAACCTCGGTAACAGTGGCATCCCCTGTTACCCCGATTATACCCAGTGCTGAGTTGGTTTGGAGTCCTACAAGCACAACTCCAGTAGTTTCTACAACTCGGGCTTCGCCTGTTTGCCCTAGGGCTTGGACCCCAGTTGGGTTGACCGTAGCGGAAGCCTGTATCGTGGCTGTACCCACATATCCGTCAGAGGCGTTACCCAGTACACTAACTGCACCCGCTTCGCCCGTAACCGCTACGTTACCTAGAGCAAAAGTAGACTGAACCCCCGTAAGGACAACAACTGCACCCGCCGCTACCTGAACTGAGCCTACTACGCCTGTAGTAGCAAGACCTAAGCCTCCGCCCCACGCACCTTGGCCCCACGAACCACGCCCCCATACGCCTAAGCGAACAGTTGCATCAACGCCTTCTCCCCAAGAGCCTGAACTCCAAGTATTTCGACCCCAGCCGTCAGTCATCTATTAAGCTAGACGGATGATTGCATTACTAGAATCTGCCGCTGGGAAGACAATGGTAAAGTCACCCGCAGTTGATGTTTTATCTGCACCAAAATCAAGTACTGCTACAGCAGGGTTAGTGCCGCCGTTTGCTAAGTAGATCAAAGCGCCACGAGCAGTAATAGTCGCATCCGCCCAAGTAGTATCCGCGAAATCCAAAAACGCGGTTGTGCCTGTAGACGCTGGATTAGTGGATATAGTTAGCGTATTACCCGCAGCAACGTAGTTAGTACCTGTGACTTCGTTAGTTGTTGCATACGCAGTAGTCGTTGCCCCTAGGGTTGCGCTAGATGTATACAGTGCAATCTTAAACGTCTGTGCTGTACCTGCGCTAAAGTCAAAGTCGCCACCAAGAAGCTCTACTTTGAAGGACGTTGCCATTGCTTGTGATATCGCCATTTTTCTTTCCTCTAAGGCATAACGCCCAATTTAATTTGGTTATGCTACTGGGATTCTTACTTGCCCAGAGCGGTACATATCTTCACGCATCTTACCATCCCCAAGGTTGCGGAGCAGTAATAACGCTTGGGTAAACATTTTCTCGTAAAGCGCAAGCATATCAGGCTCACCCTTCATAAAACGAATTGCTTGTACTAAGGCCCCGTTAAGCAGAGCAGAGTCAAACTCATCCCCTAGCCATGTGGTCCCCGCGGTTACAATAGTCTCAGGGTAGTACCCGTAGTGTAGCTCCACAGCATAAGCAGCATCTGGAGTCGGGCCTAGTATAAAAGAGGTATCACTAAACACGGCATAGTGCTTGGGTTTGCCAGTGCTAGTAGGGTTTGGATACGCCTGCCGCACGAAGTTTACATCTTTGTTTAACAGGTACTCATAGTTACCCGTAGCGTCAATAACGGCAAGTGAGAACGTGTAGAGAAAATCTGTAGGGTAAATAAGGTAGCTATTACCCACCCCAAGCGCCCCTGTCTGGTTACGGCGCAAAGCGGGTATCTGAACAGTATTATATACGAACTGCTCCGCCTGCTTAACAAACATGGCAAGCTGGTCTTCTGTAAAAGTCTGCTCACAGATATCCTGAATATTTACTTTAAGCTCAGTATAATTCACCAGCTACTCCCTAACCCATTGGCCCACGAGCCATAGTACCCTTAGTAGCGGCACCTGTACCGCGTATCTTTACACCGGCAGTCTTTAAATTGGCCGGGGGTTGGTTGCAGGTATCCACTTTATAGACAGTAGGCACATCAGGGAAGTCAATTATCTTAGGTGTTTTTACTGTTGATCTAGATTTGTTCTTCATTTTAGCATCCTATTCTGTAGTTACTGTAACATTACCCACAGTACCTTTGGCTTCTAAGTTATCTGGGGTTACCCCAAAAGGGTCGTTTAAACCCACCGGATTCCAACCCCACTGTATGTTCACACTACTAAACTCACCTGAAGGTACTAGGCTTCTGTCAGGTCTTGGATTACGTATCGCTTGCGGGTCATCTACTGGAAACCTACCTAGCATTAGCTGAGGTTGATCTGGGCTCCAACATTCAGGGCACGCTTTTGTCTGCGTTACGGTTCCTGCTACTACTAAGTTCTTTAACTGTTTTAGCTTGTACTCAAACCCGCACACATCACACATTGCAAGGGCTATCTTATTTGAGGCAAACCTAGTGGTCATGCTTAATACCCACTTATTCTAGGGACTAGCCGTAGAGTTGCTTTTTCTCTGTCTTCCCCAGCCGCTAGTTCCCACTGACGCTCATACTCAGCCTGTAGCATGGGTATTCTAACCATAAGATCAGGGTCTTTAGCCGCTATGTAATATGCCAACCCCGCAACTAAACAGGGTAGGAACCGAAAGCTAACATCAGCGTCATTAATACCTTCCCCAGCATCTTGGATACGGCGCATACGCCAATAAACCAACTGGTAGTAAGGCTCAGCAACTGTACCCCTATCTGGAACGGGCCACAACCTAACAACGGGAGCAATGCTCCGGTCCACGTTCACCTGTATAGGGCGACCCTGTGTTAGCTTGTTAGGGATACTAGCGTAAGTAGGCATACTTACTCTGGCTATAGTTAAGTCTGATTGCAGGTTTTCATTCCCCTGCTCTGTACGTATGACTTGCTCTAGTAGGTCTATGGTTTCAGTAGGCAGAGAATACGTAGATTGGCCCTGAACTAGAGGTAGTACTCCTTCCTCTATGGTCCACATGTTTATGCCGCGGTTCTGCCACTCAATGGTCAGCAGATTCATGGAACGCCTAGCAGTTCTAAAGTCGTAACCAGACCGCATTTCACGACCGGCACGTTCCCATGCTTCTTCGGCAATCTCCGTGAAGTCCATGTTAAACGAGGAAGTACCTGAAGTAGCCATTATTTTTCCTTCCTTCTAAGCGGTGCTACACGTTTGGGTTTTCCTGCCGGTTGTCCTAGGCGCTTCTTTTGCGCTACACGGGACTTCTTTTCTGCCGCAGTCATTTCACCAGATGTCTTAGGTGTTTTACTGGAAACCTTTTTAGTTGGCCTACAGTACGGGGTTCCCCGTTTATCGCCGTCCTTGCGCCCACAAGCCTTGCCTGTTTTTACGTCTTTCCAGTCTTCCGCAAACCAACGCTTTAGGGCTTTACCCTTCTCGGTTTTACGAACGGCCACTAGCTTTCTTCTTTCGGCACTTTGCGATAGCACCCGAGGCATACGCGGAAGGGAAGACTTTATATGATGCCTTCACCTTGCGGTAACATTCATCTTTGACCGTACCGCCCTCCTTAAGCGCAATGGGCTTCATTTTGCCCATGCCTCGGCACTGCATCACCGCATTGTACCCTTAGTACGGCCCTTAGTAACGCAACCATCGCCGCGACCTACTGAACCGCCTGCCATGTACCCTTTCATTTTAGGCTTTGCTTTACCCATAGCTTGCTTATCGTCCATCTTACCGCCCATCATGCCGCCCGCCATATACTCTTTTTTCATAAGTCTAAACCCTTGTATTAGCTACATTGATACATATATATATAAATTCATCGTCGGTTAAGTTGCGTTTGGCTAGGTTTACCTTACCCGCAACCCACTGAATATTCCCTACTACGTACCCTACGCTGCTGTCTATTCTGTCTAGACTTGCTGTGCCACCCTTATACGTAGTAGTGAGGTCTACCCCACTTAGCGCACATTTAGCAGTATAGGTGTCCCACATCTGTTCTTCTGTAAGGTTAAACTCCAACCCTCTATTCCTAGCGTTTTTTATTACTCTACGGTATATTCTAGTCTTGTCTCCGACAGTCCGGTTCTTGGCATAACCTCTGGCCTTACCAACACAGAGTTTACACTGCCAGTCTGCAACTGTGCTTTGTTTTGCATGGCCCAGCCTAGTGTACGCCTGCTCCCTACCACACCCACTACAGGTGCTACTCCACTTACCTTCCGCATTTTTGTATACCTCAGTGGGCTCAATTTGTCCCTTTTGGTATTTATTCGTGCAGTTTCTACAAGTACCCCGGGCCAACATTTTTACCGCACCATATTTAGTTGTAAAGGCTACTTCGGCCCCACACTTGCAGGTAGTCCTAAACCCACCCTCTGCTTTAGAGATTCTTGAGTCTTCTATGGTCACCATCTATGTGAATAAGCCCTTGATTCTGCTACCATTTTGCTCTATCGGCCCAGTAAGCTGCGCTCATCTTACCCTTGGCAATGTTCTTACCGTGACGAGCCTTAAATGACTTGCGCTTAGCCTTCATCTTATCAGACTCTCCTGCTTTAGGTTTACCTGCCGTAGATGCGCCCTGCTCCCCAAACCGTATTATCTTCTCTTTACCACCCTCACAAGCCTTAACTATATGAGACTTCTTCGGGTGGTTAGAAGTTCTATTTGGCTTATTACAAGCCATGCTGCTTTTATCTGCTCGCTTAACCATAGAGCTTTTGCACAGTTAGTATCATGGTGTAGGTGTTCCCCGCCGCTGCTGGCACAGAAGTAGCAACTATATCACCACTCTTACCCGCTCCTGAGTTATTGGGGATACCAAAGTCAGTAAAGTCATACTGCTCTGTCCAGTTTGATGGAAAGTCAAAAAGTAACACGTTAGTGTCTGCATCCCACTCCAGCTTAACTGCTACGCCAACACTGGCAAAAGTTAGCTTTTCTAAAGTAACTCCTGTGCAAGGACGTTTACTAACGGGGTCAGCCGCTAATGATGAAACATCAACCACAATAACGGTAGCCGACGCAGGGGGTGACCCTGCACCAATAACTGTAGTTACCTTAATGATGGCCGTGCGGCCGCCATCTTGGATTATTTGTGAAGCATTTGTATCAGCCATGAGTTAGCTCCTTATGAGAGAGCAGCGCCGATAGAAGTAACCCAAGCAGCGCCTGTGTTAATTACTAGACAAAACTCGTTATTGCCTGCACCATTATCGCTAACGATATACACCGTACCAGCGGAAACAGTAGCAAAAGCGGGAAGATTAGCCGTGGTTACGACTGGGAAATCAAAGCCGTTTGTAGAAACGACGGGACCAGTAAAGGTAGTTGTAGACATTTTGGAACCTCACATGCGAGTTATGGCGTATCTGTCTGCATGTCGTCAGCCGGGACTGTCAGATACACCGGTCTAGTTCCCGGGATAACCCCAAGTATATAACATTTATTCTTGCATTGCACAACAGATAGGTAAAAAAAGACCCACCGTAGTGGGTCTAAGCCTTCTTATGGGCATTGGAACGCCTTGTCGGGTAAGTTCCAACGTTAGCTTACCTCAACTTAGCTAATTTACAAACAAATTACTGTTTAGTACGGGCTTTCTTTTTAGCCGCAGCACTAAGTTCCCCATAGTGGAGGAGGGTGCTGGCATTTTTACTCATTTTTGAACCACTCATAAGTGTGCCGTCTGGGTGTTTATGGGTCTTACCTGTAAACACTTCCCCATTCTTTCTATAATGCTTTGCGTTTTTCATAATATACCCCGGTTAAACTCCACCCAAAAAGAAAAGGGGCCTAAGCCCCTAATCTCAACACCGTTTGCTTATTAAGCGCCCGGAGAACCAAATATACCCAGTGGATCAGATACGCCGAAGCTGTATCTCTCGCGGGCTTTATAACGGCTGTTACCAGTGTCGAAATCAGCATCCATGCTTGTTTGCATAGGTGTTCTGACAAAGTGCTTCAGGCCGTTAGGAATGTCCGTCATCAAGAACCAAGCATTGGTATCCGTTAGGTAATGGTTAGTTGAATAACCACCCGGGATAGCACTGTTGTTCTTAAGGGCGTTCAAGTCGTTATCTGCTGTACCAACACGGAGGTTAGTTTCCAAGATGCGCGTAGCAACGAATTGCAAGGCAGGTGGAATGATTAACTTCTTAGGTTGTGCAGCAATTAGCAAGCCACGCTCATCAGTCCAGCCAGCAATCTGAATAACAGCCGCTTCTAGTGAAGCCTCGTTAAGGTCAGCCGCAATAGCAGGACGGTTAGAGTTAACGCCACCAGAAACCAATGGATGCGCTGTTGAACATAAAGACACACCGTCACCGTAAGTAGTAGCGCCGGAGAATGCGTTGTTCAATATTGTGGAACCTTTAACTTGCTTAGTGTAAGCCATAGCGCGGGCGAGAGCCTTTGTATAGCGAGCAGAAAGTGAGTCGTAAAGATTATCCTCAATAGCTTCCTCAGTAATAGAGAACCCCATTGCGATAGTCTCGTTGGTATACCGAGCAGTGTACGCTTCTTGTGCGTTATCATACTCAATAGCAGCGCCTTCACCCTTAACAGGTGCAGCACTAAAGCCTGACAATTTAACTTCTTCCTCGAATGAGCGGTCAGAAGTTTCTGATTCAAAAATCTCAGCAACCTCATCGTTGTACTTCGCATATTCGAGACCAAATAAGGCGTTTAGGCCCGGTAGTAACTCCTTAAGGAGTTGTGCTCTTGAAATAGCCATCTGCTAGTCTCCTATACGCCAGTTGTGTTGTTGTACTGATGCAAGTTGATCTTAACAATCACCTCAACAAAAGTATCAGCAGCGGTTTTAGTTTCATCTACTGTGGCAATAACGCGCACAACTAGAGCTGCGGTTCCGGCTTCAGAGCCTGCTAATACAGACGAACCAGAATTACCCGTGGTAGCATTTCCCGTGCCTGCTAATACAGACATGTTAGCGCCAACTGATGCCGAAGGCGCAGAAGACATAGCACTACCAGCGTTAGTCACCGCTACTTTAAAAGCAGCCATCGGATCGTCAACAACAATACCATACGCTTCCGTTACAGAAGTGCCGGGGTAAGTCTGAGCCGGTGTGAACTGACCGAGGGAATTGACGTACTGTACGCCCATAAACACACCGCAGGGAGAACCTGTAGTAGTGCCCGTAAATTTTACTAACGAACCGTTCGCCGCGACTGAAACCAAATCACCGTTGAAGATAGCTGTATTGTAAGTGCCTGCGATTGGAATCAATCGGGTCGCACCTGAATAAGGCATACCGTCTATACGGTTAACTGGCTCAAAGCCGTAGGGAGCGTTGACTGTTGGATAAGCCATTTGTAACTCCTAATTTTGTTAGCCTTTACCGAAAGTAACCTTCGTTTTCCTATCGTTAAATAGGGGCATACGGGGGTCATTGTTTCGCATAAGACTGTTATCAACAGATTGCATCTGAGACGAGGCTTGGTTTGAATAGTAAGCCGCTCTTTCTGCAACCATCTCGTTTGGGGCCTTGCACAGCATCAAACCACTAACGATGATATTGTCCTTAAACCGGGGGTCGTCCACGGCATCGGAGAATATCTCGGGGTGAGCTGTAGCAGGTACAGGTTCCCATCCTTCACGCATTTTGGCAGAAACGTTGGCTGCGTCAGCCTGACCCATCATAGCAACTCTAACCCAGCGGTACGAATAACCTTCTTCCGGCACGGGGCTTGGCAATGCTTCAGGCCGTACCCATGCTGCTTTACGTTCCGTGTTTGCTCGGGTTTGACCTTCTCTATTAGCTCTATTTTGCGTCATTATTCGTTCCTCAGTAGTACGGCAGCCTGTTTGGCGTATTCTTCCAGCGAGATTCCAAGTCTTCTAGCAATAGCTACTTGTGATTGCTTTAGTACCACCTTTCGGGGTGCTGTGCTCCGCGTAGCGGGTGCAACCACACTGCTTGCCTTCTTCTTAGTCTCTGGTGTGTCTTCTATACCTTCGTCAAAACTTTCCGGGAACACTTGTCGCATACGAGCGTTAATTTTGTCGTAGTACCCGTCAGATCGTGGGTCTTCCCCATCTTTCGTAAGTTTGTTATGTAACCCCAGCGCAAATGCGGTCATTTCATCATCAGCTCCAAACCAAGAGTTTTCACCTCTCCAGCTTTCGGCCTTCTCATCCCGCGCAGGTTGCGGTTCTGGGGCATTTACCTGTTGTTGTACAGCATTGGCCTGTGCTTGTAAAGCCCGGATTTCTCTTGGTTTCAGGCCGTCTACCTTTGCCTGCCGTATCTGGGCCGTGTTAAGTGCCTGCTGGGCTTCTACGATAGCATCTGAGTTACCCGCCTCGTATGCTTCTTTATACCCTCGCTGAGCCATAGCAACTTCTGCTTGAACCTGTTTCTTGGCCGAGGTTATTAACGCATTATGGCTGTGGTCGGCGGAACCCTTTAACTTTTCGTTCTCCGCCATCAGGCTACGGGCGTAGGTCTCTAGCTCGCCGGACTGACGCATGGCATCTTCTTTAGCCCTACGCTCATCATGGTAGCCCTTACTGAAGTGCTTAATACGCTTCTTAACTTTCTCTGAGTAGTTCTCCAGCTCATCGTCAGTTACAGACTCTGGCGGGGTTGTGGCTTTGCGCCCCCTATCTTCTGCGGGGGTGTCGTCCTCAATTTCTATCTCAAAGTCACTCTCTGCTTTTTGTTTAGCAGGGGTCTTCATGTCTTCTCTACCAACGGCACCTTCTACTTCTATACTGTTGGTTTCTTTTTCGTCTAGGGTTACCTCAACCTCAGCATTAGTCGCATCTGGTTCCGGGAACTCGTACTCCACTTCTTGCATAGCCATACCTTACTCCTTAAGCTCGCGTGACAGCACGCGGATCAGCAACGACTGCTTCTACAGAGTCGTCGTTCATTAGTCTATATTCTTGGGTTCCCACCTTAAAGCGCGTACCAGTGTTAGCCCGGAACATTACATAGTCCCCCACCGCACACCACGGACCAGTAGGGAAACGTTCTTTATCAGAATACGCCTGCTTACCCATCTCAATAACTGCACCAACCGTAGACAAGATATACTCCTCTCGTACAGTCTGGTTTGACTTAACTAACCCACTTTCACCATAGGTTTCTTCCACGTTTGGAAGTGCGATAAGTACTCGGTAACCTACAGGTACTGGTATCTGGGCCTCTATTTCAGCAGCTTCCGCCGCCTCGGTCTCAATCCTACCCTTACGTTTTTTCTCTAGTTCTGTAGGTTCCACGGGAAACAACTCTAACTGCTCCGTTAGTGGTTCCCCTGATGCCCCCACAAGCACACTGGTCTGCCCGACTTCTGCTTTACTCATCATCTTCTTCCATATATTTACGCGAAAGGTCATTTAGTTCTCTAAGTGCGATGTTTAGACCCTGAATTACACCACACCCCTCCCTGTACCCGGCGAAGTCTTTAGCTCCCCCGTTGTTCAGAAATTCTTGTGCAGAGGTTTTATGCTCTGTTAACTTGTTGTTCAGCACGCCAAAGACGGTAGTAGCCATTAGATTCCCTCTGGGTTATTTAGGCTGGTTTGGGTCATATTGCGCTTCCTTACGCTGAAGTTCAGCTTCCCTACGCGCCTTGTTTGCATCCAGCATTAGTTTAGCTTCCGCTAAGTCTGCGCTTGAATTGGCCGCGTCTGTCTGTGAGGCTATGCGAGCCGCTTCGAGTGAGGTTGTATTACCTGCCTTCTCTGTATCTAGCTGTAGTCTTGCTGCGTCGAGTTGTGTATCCGCTTGGTCTTTCTGGGCCTTACGCTGAAGTTCAGCTTCCTTCAAGGCGAGCTCTCTCTGTTGCATCTGGATTATGGGGTCTTCGGCTTTCTGCTGCGCTTGTTGCTGCGCCGCCGCGGCCTGCTTCTGCTGGGTTAACTGCTGTCCTGCCTGTGCCATAAGCTGAGCCAACTGTACCGCTTGCTCCTCTGGTAGTTCTGTATCTGGTGCAGGTAGTGGGACACCCAAGGTAGTCTCCATCTGCTGCCTGTAGCTAAACGCCACATGCTCCCCTATATGAGCTGTTAGAGCGGACATGATCTGCTGCGCTGCTGGGTTCTGCCCGATGAATGCCGCTATCTGCGGGTCTTGCATAAACGCTTGGTGGGTAGCAATGTGCGAGTCGTGGTCTTGGAATATAACCGCTTTCATCGGGGTACCATTCAGGGCGTTCATGTTCTCACTAACTGGGTCCGTAGGGATCAAGTCCGCTGAGGTAGGCACCAGCTTATCTGCGTTTTGAATGCCCAGTACCTCAATCATCTGCCTATGCAACTGGGGTAGGTCGTATATCTCTGGAGCCCCTTGAGACATTTGTAGAACCGTCTGGTACTGCACTACCCGCTGAGCCATTGTACTGCTGTTAGGGTCGCTGACAGGTATAACCTCTACCATTGCGTAGTCAGCTTGTCTGGCCCTAGCCTCTCCACGTTCGGGAAGGTACTCGTACTCCTCTGGGGCATACTCGGCAATAATCTTACGCAGTAGTTTAAATTCCTGCTTCATCGCGTAGTGGACCCGAGACTGCACCGCGGCCATTGGCTTTAGCGTGCGTTCAAGTAGCGCGAGCGTAGTACCCACCGGTGCGTTAGCGCCCATGTCAGATATGTTCATATCCGAGATAGCACCTAGTCGTCTACCCTCATCGGTAATCTTGTCTAGCAAAGCCAGTAAGGTTTGACTGGGCTCTTTGTACGGTAGGGGTAGGATGTTGTCTCTAATCGAACCTGATGGTACATCCACATCCCTGAACTCGCCGGGGCCAATGGGGGTGTCATCTCCCTTAACTCGTAGTCCTCTAGATTTAAGACCGCCCGGTAAATTGGATAGGGTGCCAGCATCAACAAGCTGACGAATAAGGGAAGTGCCCGCTTTAGCGTAGCCCCCAATAATGTGAATAAGGCCAAGCCCATAGAATCCAAACCCCGGTACGTATACATAGTGAACGAAGTGCTGACGCTTCAACATCAGTGGGTCTGGCTCTTCCCAGTTCCGTCTGATACCTAGCACATGGTTAGAGCCCCGCTCTATGGTAACCACATACGGCTTAGCTAACTGGTAGCCATCGTCTGTTTCATCTACATCTACCCCATCTATAATAAGATTAGCGTTTATCTCATATACACAATACCGGTCGTCGTCAGTGACGGAGTATCCGCCTTCTTCAGCCTTCTGCTCCTCAATATCGCTGTGGTATGCCACAGGCTCGCCTAAGTCTATATCTCTATAGAACCCAGCCGCTTGTAAGGTCGTCATTTCGTGTTTTGTCTTACGCATTACGTGAGTTACACGCTCTGCTTGCTCTATTGTAGAGGCTCCGTAGGGCACAATTACGTCTTCTGCGGGGATATATAGGGCTACTTGGCGGCCTAAACTAGGGTCAAAATACACCTTTTTAAAAGCAGAACCGGCCAATCCTAGACTATAAAGCATCCTTTCGTGCTCTGGGCGGTACTCCGTCATCACCTCAGTCAGCTCATAATTCATGTCTGTCTGCACACGGAGGGCTGCATCCTCCTTATCCTTGGTAACTTCCCCTAGAACCTTAGTTTTCACAGGCCCAGAAGCGGGAAATGTCTCACTCATGGCCTCAGCTTGGAACCTTATGTTGGCCTCAGCTAACACAGTGCTATAAACACCGCAAGCATTCTGCCAAGGCTCGGTCTTTTCCTCGTATTTCAGGCCAATACTCTCTAAACCCTTGACATAGGTGTTAGCCCACTCCTTGCGGGAGTCAATATCCGACTCTACATACCCAACTAACTCACTCGCTATCGTAGTAAGCTCTTCGTCGTCTAGGTATTCGGCAAGATTTGCGTCAAACGGGGCTAGTTCCTCGTCCTCAGCGGGGCCTCCCCCAAAAGTTATCTCTACATCGCCATTTTCTAGGACTACTTCAGTCCCATCTCCTGCCATGAGGTCTATTTCAATCATAGCCTCAGCTTCGCCCATGTCTTCTATGCCCACAGGCAGGTCGTATATTTGCTTTTCAATTGCCATTAGTAGTAGCCACCCTTTTTATGTTTGAAATACTGCTGTTCTTCCTCTAAATCCGATGGGAGTCTTATAAACCCACCCTTACGGAACCGCATCATAGCCTGAGTTGTGGAATCCACATAGTCATCGTGCTCACCCGCTGGAAAACTAGCAACCTCTTCAATTACTTCTTCTGCCCAGCGTTTGCTGGGGGCCCAAACCATACCTGAGGCAAACATGTCCGACACAGCATTAAGTCGGCTTATCTTATCGTTACCCTTAGTAGGAGTAAACTCCTGTACGGGAATGCCCATAGCCCTAAGCTCGTAAATTAGGGGCGAACCTGACGCTTTCTTCTCCACAATCAGGGAATCTGGGGCCCATTCCTCGTGCTGCTCCACCGCGGCCCGCTTTAACCTAGGAAATTCCATCCTTTCCCGGAACGCATTGAGTAATATTATGTTTGCCCGCTCAACCCCGTCGTCGCCGGTCTGGTAAAACACCCCCCAAGTAGTACAAGCGGAGTAATCTGATCTGTTTGTCTTCTCAAAGGCCGTATCCCACGATTGAACTATGAAATTAACCTCCGGCGGCTCGGGTTCTTCCCAAATCTGCCACCATTCACGCTTGACTATAGCAGAGTTTTCTGAAGTTGGCTGCTGTTGGTACTGCGCCATCCACTTACCGTTGGGTAGTTCCTCCCTAAGTGCTTCGAGCTCCTTAAGTTCCCAGAATTCCGGCCACACAGGGTTACCAGAGGGCATAAGTGCAGGAAATTCAATGACTTCCCACTCGTCCCCACCACGTAACGCGGCAGATTTCAACACTTTTGCGGTTAAATCACGCAAACTCCAGCGAGTCATCACTATAACTATAGCCCCACCGGGCTGTAATCGCTGTCTGGGCCCTGATGTATACCACTCGTAGGTTTTGTCATAGACCTCGGGGTTAACTTCTGCCAGTGCGGCCTCTTGTTCCGAGTGAGGGTCATCAATAATGAGCAGGTCAGCACCTTTACCCGTTACTGCACCGCCTACACCAATAGCGAAGTAGTCCCCACCCTTACTGGTGTTCCACCGTCCGGCAGCTTTTGAGTCACTTTGTAGGGTGAGCTCGGGGAATATCTCCCGGTAGTTATCTTGGTCTACTAAGTTACGCACCTTACGCCCAAAGCCCACGGCTAGTTCTGCTGTGTGCGAGGTTTGGATTATCTTTTTGTTGGGGAACTTACCCAAGAACCATGCGGGTAATAGGTAAGATGCAAATTCACTTTTAGTGTGGCGCGGTGGCATATTAATAATGAGCCGTTTACATTCCCCCGATGCCACTCTCTCAAAAGCCTCCGCCATAATTGCATGGTGTCTGCCACTAATAAAGGTGGGCCACATCTGGTTCACGAAATCTATAAACCGTGTCTGGGCCTTTGTTTTCAACTTTAAGCGGGCTAGGTGGTCTAGTTCGGCAAGTAGTTTTTCTTGCTCTACCTGCGTTAGCATGGGTAAGATTTTAGGTATGTCTGACAGGGCTATGCCATCAAATACACTCTTACTCATCGTCATCTTCCCCCAGCACCCCTAGAGTTTCGTCTAACCTGCGTAGGGTTTCTTCTTGGTCTAGCCTACCAAGTGATGCGTCTAGGGGTACGGTATCTATAACTGAGGCATTGAGGAGGTTTTTAATCTTAGCCTTGATGGCGTTTTCTAGGTCTACCGGGTCTTTATAGTTGACTGTTATTTCACTGCGCTGGGTGAATATCCCTATGTCGCTGTGCTTGCCGAGGAGCTCTAGTGCTTTCAACTCGTACCGTGGGTCGCCGCAATCTGCAATTTCCATTAGCTTATTAGTAATAGCCGCCCGGGCTTCAGCCGCATCCACAGCAAGTTGTTGGCCGTAGGTACGCAGGAATGCCGCAGCAGCGTAAGCTGTATTGGTTTCAGTTAGATTGCCGGGTTTGGAGGAGTTTGCGACGGCCTTTAGCAGGGCCTTCTCACGGGCAGCGTCGCCCTCAGTGCAATCAAGGGGTGCGCCCATCTCAACTTGCAGCTCTGCTGTATTTCCGGCGACAGTTATCTCGTCGAACAGAGTGTTTGTCTTCTCTTCAGACAGGTCATACGGGACTTTATGGGCCCTAGTAGGCTCCACTTTTACAGTAGACATGTTTTTCCGCAGGTAGTTATACCGATTTGGCCCAGTGTACAGCAGAGTTTTAAGCTAATCAATAGGTTAGGTTAACGAGATTTTTTAGTACCCCCCCGGGGTGTTGGTTTTTGGGTTGATAGGGGGTGGGTCCGTGGTACAGATGGGGGTGGGGTACCCGGGATGGAAACTCAAAAAATAGGCCCCCCTTGTGCAGATTAGTATGTATATACAGCCGCGGCTCTTCGTGCTGAGAAAGGTGGGTGGGGGTGGGGTGGGGTCGCCCATAGGCGCTACCCGTTAAACTCGTGGGACCCTAGATATTCTAGGATGATCCAATCTAATTGATCCTCTCAACAACAAAGTACTTGACTGTGGTACGGATTGCTGTATAGTGGTTTTCAAGGGCGAGGCATATCGCTTCCCCATTTTTGAGGTTTCACACCATGACAACTATGGCCACTATTATCACAGATCTAAAAACCGGTAACACTGAATCGCTTTACCTTGCGACTGATACGCAAATTGAGAAGTTGCTTGCGGCTAATAAGATCAGCGAAGAATATGTAAACATGTTTTATGAGAATCAGGATGAAATGCGCGAGCTTATGGCGGCCGCGATTGAAGAATTCGCCCCTGCCGTTTCACTGGCCGATGCTGCTATCAACACACTTAAGAAAACCCCATCTAAAGCCCCTGTGTTAATACCCGCTGATCAGATGGAGTTAGATGCGCTGAACGAATCACGTGCGGATCAAACCAAAAGACGCGAGTTAATGGCAAGCGATGCAATAGCTAATGCAGAGACTACTATTTCAGGAAAAGAGATCGCCATGATTTTCGACAATACGTACAAGTTTAACTGGACCTTGCGCCGCGATGGTAAGGGAGTTAGTGATCTGGAATTGACCGCTATTGATCTGGCATTATTGAAAGCGGACTTTAAAGCATTTAAGACTAGTTTCGAGAATGCTGGTGCGGAAAACTTTGACCAGCGTATTAGTTACCTTAAGAAGCTTTCTTTACATACGCTTTACAAGGGCGAACCAAAAAACAGTGAGGAAGTATTGGAGACGGAAGCGGAAGCGGATACCGAAACTGAGTTAGAAAACGCATATGAACAGGCATTAAC